GTCAGAATGGTGATTTTATTGACTTTTTTGCATTATTGCTTTGGTCAGATTATCAAAGTTGGTATCCCGCGCGCGGAACTTTTTTGTTTTTCATAAAAACTTTTTTGCCTAAAAATTTCTCTTATATGCTAAAACTACCCTATGCCTAAAAGACGCAAGAAATCTAAATATAAGTATGCAACTATTGGTAATAAGAAATATTACTTTTATAAAATTGTCTGGCTCGATCCATGCGGTGATGCAGGCCATGCAGAAGTAGATGAAATGAAAAAGCTAAAACCTGCAGTTATGATTTCACAGGCATACATATTTGATAAAGATAAAAATCACGTATGGACATTTGCATCTTACGATACAGAGTCCGCTGTATTTTCTGATCGTAATTGTTTTCCTAAATCAATAATAAAAAAAATGGAGAAGATAACAATATGAAAAAATTACTAGATAAATTTAATTTATGGTCTTTGTATTATAGACAAGAAATAGTTTGGTTTGGTATTGGATCATTTACAACATCAGTATTAATTATAATACTTTCAATAATATTATGAAGAATAAAACCTTGACCAAAAACATGCCATATGTAAAATGGAATGCTATACCACCTGTAAAAGGGCCTGACTCACAAGGAGTAACAAATGGAAATAATAAAAAGAACGTTAGCGTTCACAAAAAGTATTTGGGTAAAAATAAACGAGTTCTTTAATCGGATACAGGGAGCTGTTTTGTTTTTGATTCTTGTTGTGACTCTTCTGGATTAATATCAATTAAAGATTTGTGATCATCTAAAATTTGTTTAAGTTTAGATTCTAATTCTTTTTCTGACATATTATCTAGATTACCTGTAAGTATCATTTTTTGATCAACGTAAAGTCCACCGGCTTTGCCTCTAGCTATCTCTGCATTTATTGCAGCAGACCAAGCTCCTTTTGCTCGTGCATCTTCTCTTAATTTTGCTAGTTCTCCCAAGTGTTTTTCAAAACTAATACCATATTTCTCTTGTATCTCTGCTCGTAGCTCACCTATATATTGCACTACCAACGGCGATATTTTAGGATTACGTAGCTCGCTCGCAGCCTGTCTAGGTCTAGTCTTATACCCCGACTCGTAAGCACACTCGCTTGGGCTCTTGCGCCCCTCATTGAAGACTAGTAATTCTGCAAACTTTATTTGTCTTTCAGTCAATTTTTTAGGTAGTCCCATATATTGACTTTTAACGTAATTTGAAGTACAAATCAAGATGTAGTGTTGGCTTACGAAATATTTAATAGATATGGATACTGGGCACTACTTCGCTTGCTCGCACCCTTATTTAATTTAGGTCTACCATGTCGTGCTCGATACCAATCCGTTGGATAACCATTTTCTCTACACCACTCTCTATGTGATATATCTATTTGTGATTGCCATTTTGTAGGTTTATTTATTTATAACTTATCCTGTTTTAAATAATCCTCTGTAAATGGTATATCTCTAATACCAATAAACCCCGCTAATTCTACATAGCAACGCTCGTCATCTTTATCAATATCAAAATCTGTTAACATTTTTTTATAGATTTTATTTAATTGTTTTTTTGTGGGCTCGCTATCTCCTCTAACTAAAATTGTATCTACTCCGTGTTTAGTAGCACAATTTATTTTCCATATTATTGATCCGTCCATATTATCCCTTCTGCTCTCTCGCTTGTTGTTTTAACTTATTAATTAAATTTTCTACTTCATCACACACATACCAAAAAACCCAACTCATTTTGCCGTCCCACCAGTCTTTCTCGTTTCCATAACCATAAACACCATAAAATTGATCTTTAGCAGTTAAATAAATATCTTCTTCGACTTGTAGCCACTCGATACCAATTTTACCCTCTTTATTCGGTTTAGGAAGTTTAGGTAATTTTTTTAAATTTCTAATGTATTTTAATATCCACGCTTTTAACTTACGTTCTCTTTTTTCTTTAGGTTTCATATTATCCCTTCTGCTCGCTCGCTTGTATGTTTTGATTAAAATGTAAATCTCTGTCTTGCTCATTTACATAAACAAAATAATCATCGGAAAATCCATAATCCATATTTATACAATCGCAAATATCCTCTATATCAACTACAAATTTTCTTTTTTCTGTTAAATTATATCCATATAGTTTCATACTATCCCTTCTGTTCGCTCGCTCGCTCGCTTGTTAGTTTTATATAACGGGGTAGAAGTGGCAAACGACCCAGACTTCAAACCCCGCCTATATATTAATTGGTAGTCAACCAATATTCGCACAAAATTAAACATCTTGCACAAATCCCGTTTGATCTTTCAACGCTCGTCCTTTAGCATAAAGACCGATAATAACATTTTTTGGATCATTAAATCTTAAGTCTGATTTATCACCGTTAAAAACTTTATAATTTAAAAATCTTTTTGGAAGTTTTTTTGATCTAAAAACGGCTGAAATATTTCCGCCCCGCTTTAGAATATAACTTGCTTTTTGTTTGTTATCCTCATTTAATGAATATGTTAAATGATAATTTTTAGGATATGCGCCATTTACATATTTTAAAGCCCGTTTATAAATTTTTGTATAGTCGTAAAATTTAACTTGTTTAAACTCATTATATAACCCGTGATTATTCCAATCTATATCACTGGTCCCGTTTAATCTCACGGCGGGCTTGAGCCCTATTTTTTTAGCTTTAATTATTAATTTTTTGATTTCATTTTTTAATTGTTTTAAAAATGTATTACGCTCTAAAAAAAACCATCTAGTCTTATTAATTCGTCCTTGCATTACGTTGTTAAACCTACCACGTCCCGCCGTAAATAAACAACTAGCTTTACAACCCGCGCTAGCCATCGGGCATACATTAAATCCGCTTGTACGCGCTGGCGCTAAATATAAAATACCCGTAAGATATTTATATTTCTGACCTTTTACGGTTTTAGCGTTGTTATCAATATTCAATAATTTTTTTGATTTATAAAATTTCATAAACAATCTTTACAGTAACGACTATCTGAATTTGAGCGCCAGTCACCTTTAATATATTCCGCGCAACACCTACAATTGACAAAAATATCACCTTTTTTTGAATTATCTTTTTTACGTCTTTTTTTCTTTTTACCTATTTTAAGTAATTCCGTAAATGTTTCATTACCTCGTAATTTAACGCCGTTTAAATAAGTCATATTTTGCTTTTATATTGTTATAATTTTTTTAATATGCGCATTTTGTCGCACCCTTGAATTACTGACGGCTTTTAAACCGCCAATAATTCAACTAACATTTTATTATATAATATGATTGATTATGATTTCAAGATGTAATATAAAAAACAAATCAACAACTAACTAAAAGGTGAAAACATGAGCGATAAACCACTAACAAAGCACCAACTCGAATATAACAAGGAAGCCATTAAACGTGAAATGCGACCTTTATTAGACGAGGCGGAGCTTATGTTAAAATCTGTCGTTGCTGACTTAACAGAGGCGGCGGAGTTAAAACTTGCTAAAAAAATAAAGGCGGATGTTGTTATTTCTAATCTTGACAAAGCAAAGCAAGATTTGGAAATTGCACAACGTAAAGCAAAAACATTTTTTGGCAAAGTATCAAGCAATAAAACAATGCAAGATAAGACAAGTTATAAATTTAGTAAGAGTAAATATAGGAACTCTTATGATCTTGGTGATGATATAACTGCGGAGGACTGCCGCGAGCAACTACGTTCTTGGGCTGAAGCGCTGGCACAGAAGGAAGCCGAAAAAACCAAAGCGGGTAAACGTTTAAAACAACTTAAACTCTACCAGCAATCAGCGACTGATACGTTGTATAGTGTAGGCATTAATAAAAACCTTAAAGAAACAATGAGTAAAATATTAAGACCTATTGGTATTGTTTGGGATAAGACTGAAGCGTTACAAATTGAAAATAAACGGAGTAACTTACAATGAAAAATAAATTTGTAATAATTGAGATAACTCAATCAAAATTCGGGAAAGAAGAGAAAGACAGTTTTGGCGTCCCATATACCGTAAACAACGGTTTTGACAATTATGTAGATGCTAAAAAAAAGCTTGATGCATTAATTGAGTTAAAAGATAGTGATAACGAATATCAAAAAACTCAATATAAAATCCTTCAAATTCCTTTTAATTCCGCGTTTGAAACCCCCAAAAAAACCGCGTAATTGACGTCGTAAAGGTTTCATCGTATAAGTAATTGTACGATGAAACTTGAGCGAAAATTATACCAAAAATTTAAAAAAAATACCCCTTTAATACAGCACACACGCATTGAAACTTATATTAATTTGGGCGTCCCGGATATACTTTGTTATAATGATTTATGCGGTTTTTTTATGGTTGAACTTAAATATACAACCACAAAAAAAGTAAGATTTTCACCTCATCAAATCTTATTCCATACTCAAAAATCTAAACGTAATTTTCTGTTATTAGAACACGCCCCGCCCCGCCTTCCCTCAACCATAAAACTTTATGAGAGTAAATCTATTGAAGGTCTACTATTAGATCATAGAGAAGTTAAACCGTTAGCGGTTAACGATTGGTCTTTAATTCAAAAAATTTTAATTAATCAAAAAAATAATTAAGCGCCCCGCGATCAACGACCCGCGCGCGACCGCCCGCGACTCGCGACCCGTTGCCCGTTGCACCCCCTACATATTGTGTCAATGTGACAAATTGTCGCAGCTCGTGACCTACGGGCCCACCCACCCTATAAAATTTAAAAACCCAAAATGAACAGTTGCTCGTGGACTACGGGCCCACCCTCCCTAAAAAAATAAAAAAAAATAGTTTAGAATGATTCTAAACTAGAATTGAGACATTAAAAAACCACGTCCCGCTTTTAGCGGGACGTGGTACGTTGGTTATTTATTACGCCACTTATTGTGTCTTTCATACCGATCGTGAAACGTTTTCTTTTCGTCCATCTTCACGGCTCGACATAAACAGAAACCCATTACCGCAAAACCTAACAACATAAGTTTCTGTTCTATTGGGAATGATAAGAATAGTTCTACCATTTAACCCCCTTTGTTTGAGCGTCAACCCGCTGAATATTTCTTTTTTCTTCAGCGAGTCTTTCTCTTTCTTCCTGTCTTTCTTTCATTGCTTCGTTCTCTAATTTTGAGTCAATGATTTCGCCTTTTAAAAGTTTTTGCATATATAAATTAAATTTTACTCCCATTATAAACGCTCCCCTTTTGTCTCTATTTTATACCCTAGCTTTTTGATTTCATCAATCACTGGTTGCTGTAGGGTTTTAAGCCCAGCGATCCGCGAAAAGCTTTTAGACTTTTCACATACGGGGTACACTCTTTGTACCCCGTAGATATTTTTTATTTGAACGATAAGTTTCATTTTATATTAAGTTATCGTTGGCATAATCGCTCAATCTTTTACTTATACTTTTAAGATCAGCGTTTTTACCTTTTGTTAATAATGAAAACATATTTTTAAATGTTTCATCTTCCAACAACAAATTAAAATCTGCTGTTGTCATATCTTCAACCCTTGCTATGATTGATCTTATTTCTACGTTTGTCATGTTTTGTTTCCTATTTTTATTTAACATTAGTAATACAATAGCAAGTTATAACTTGTAAGGGATAGGACAGATTGTCGCACCACGAATCGGGAATCGAGGGGTCCCAAAAAGTTTGTCAATATGACATATTGTCGCACCCCCTGCGACGTTTTGTCGCACGTGACCGGCGGGCCCACCCTATACCCAAGTTTTAGACATTCACTTGCTAAAAATAGAAAATGGTAATAAGTTAAGGGGGTACCTCGAAAAATTGAAATTATGGTACGAAAACAGAAGTGAAAAAAATTCTGCAAAAATTTTTATGAAACAAGATTTAATAGATAAACTCCCACCAGATGTGCGTAAAGAATTTATGAAGTACGCCATCAAGCTCTCTCAAAAGAAAAAAGAAAACAAAGTTAAAAATGATTTTCTAGCCTTTGTAAAACATGTATGGCCTGAATTTATTGAAGGCAAACATCATACAGAGATAGCAGAAAAATTTAATCGTTTAGCAAGTGGTGAGTGCAAACGATTAATTATCAATATGCCCCCTAGGCATACGAAGTCAGAGTTTGCGTCTTACCTCTTACCCTCTTGGATGGTAGGGCGTAAACCTGATTTAAAAATAATTCAGACAACTCACACTACAGAACTCGCGATCCGCTTTGGACGTAAAGCTAAAAATTTAATTGATACCCCCGAATATCAATCCGTTTTCAAAACAAGATTACGAGAGGATAGTCAAGCAGCTGGTAAATGGGAAACAGAACAAGGCGGTGAATATTATGCAGCGGGTGTTGGTTCAGCCATCACTGGTCGTGGTGCTGATTTGTTAATCATTGATGACCCACATTCTGAACAAGATGCGTTGAACGCGGTTGCTTTAGAAAGAGCTTATGAGTGGTATACATCAGGTCCACGTCAACGTCTTCAACCCGGTGGATCTATTGTTCTTGTCATGACAAGATGGAATACAAAAGATCTAACAGGTATGTTATTAAAATCTCAAAAAGAAGTTAAATCAGATAAGTGGGAGATTATAGAGTTTCCAGCTATCTTACCATCAGGTAATCCTGTTTGGCCACAATATTGGAAACTAGAAGAACTAGAAGCTGTCAAAGCATCTTTAAGTTTAGCTAAATGGAATGCACAATGGATGCAAGATCCAACATCAGAAGAAGGATCAATCATAAAACGGGAATGGTGGAAAGTGTGGCAGAAAGATTATATTCCAAAACTAGAACATATAATTCAATCTTACGATACAGCTTATCTTAAAAAAGAATCTGCTGATTATTCTGCTATTACGACCTGGGGCGTTTTTTATCCAGACGAGGACAGCGGACCGAATCTAATGTTATTAGATGCTTTTAAAGAACGACTAGAGTTTCCAGAACTACGAAGAGTTGCGTTAGATCAATATAAATATTGGAATCCTGATACCGTTATCATTGAGGGTAAAGCTTCTGGCATGCCTTTAACATATGAGTTGCGAAAGCTAGGTATTCCTGTTATAAATTACACTCCGAGTAAGGGGAACGATAAACACGCTAGAGTTAACTCTGTAGCGCCATTATTTGAGGCAGGACAAGTTTGGGCTCCTGATCATAAATTTGCAGAAGAGGTGATAGAAGAGTGTGCAGCTTTTCCTTATGGAGACAACGACGATTTAGTTGATAGCACAACACAAGCAGTGATGCGTTTTAGACAGGGAGGTTTCATTATGCATCCGGAGGATGAAAAAGATGGAAAAAATATTAGAACAACCCATCCAGAATATTATTAATCTATGCCATTAGCACCAGCATTACTTATTCCTTTTGCAGAAGCTGTCGGACTTTCTATTGCCGGTCTCGGTGCTATTGAGATTGGAAAAAAAGTTCAAGACTTTATTGAGGACAATCCCGAAATAAGTATGGACATTTTAACAACACTTGTTCCAGGTGGTGTAGGACTTAATACTTTATTTAAAGATAAAGATGCACCCTCTACAAAAGATATAGTTCTAGGAGAATTAGGAAAAGAAAAAGGTAACTATTCTGATCCTGACGCTGAAGGAGCTTATTCTAGCAAAAGAGGAAGAATTATTAAAGCATTAGAAAAAGCAGGGAAAATTAAAAAAGGTCCTGATAAAGATTATGATCCCAGTAAAAAATATAAAGACTATAAAAAATTTTATGAAAAAGCGGACGGCGGTGCGATAGGCATTGAAGTTTTATTTGAAGAAAAGAAAGATGGTGGAAGAATAGGATTCGCTAACGGTGGAGATAATATAATTGGATCAACTATTGATAAGTTTTTTTCTGGTCCAGCGATGGATACATATACAAAAGATTATATGGAATCTGTGAAAGCTCCAAGCACTTTTGATTATAATATAGCCTCAAATAAAGCTGCTGGACAATTTATTCAAGATAAAACTAAAGAATTATTAGGTGATAATCCAGTAAGCAATGTTGTAGGACAAGCTGCAACGTATGCAGGAGTTCCTTTATCTATTATGGCAAGTCCTTTTTATGAGACAGCTCAAATAATATCAGATAAAAGAATGGAACCTGGATCGGGAGTAAAAGGTTTTTATGATGCTTTTATGGATGAAAGGCCATTTTCAACTGCTATAGAAAGAGGTGCAGGCGTTTTACAATCTACACCACTTGGAGAAGCTATTTATAATTTAGGAGGAAAAGCAGCAGATTTAGTTTCGGGAATTAGAAATACAAACATCGGAGATTTCTTTTTTGCACCTGCAGGTGCTGCAGATTTCCAAGGCGGTGAAATGCTTCAAACACCTACAAGAACTAACGTTCAAGGTAGAGATTTAGAAGCGGATTTAGGTACTAGAATAAATCCTAATATACAACCACAACAAAATATATTTCAACGTGCTGGGGATGTTGCACAAAAAGGTATAGGTTTTTTAAAAGATTCACCCGGTATGCTATTAAGTGCTGCGACTGGAATACCATTTGCAGGTTCAATATTAAGTGGTTTAGGTAACATGTTTGAATATAGAGGTGGTATGGGATATGTAGATGAAGATGGTGTTTTTAGAAGTGCTGATGAATTAGATAAATTAAATGCAAGAGGTGGTTATTACACTGATGCTGCAAGAGCTTCAAGAAATAGAGCTTCCAGAATACAAAATATGTTGGCAAGACAAGCAGCAGGAAAAAGAATTAGTGAACAAAATTTATTAGCTTTACAAGAACAACAAGCTAGAGAAGAAGCTGCAAGACAAGCAGCTTTTAATGAAATCATGAGTCAAGGAAATAACCAACAAGATTTTTATGATAGTTTAAATCAAGGACAAGGATCCACAGCTGTTTCTGGAAACCCTAATACATCTGGAGCTGGTGATATGCCAGGATATTCTGGACCAACTACTTTTGCAAAAGGTGGAATAGCTACAATGTTTGTGGAGAAAAGATAATGGATATTAAATACAACGATGTTATTGGAGCTTTTGTTAATACAGCAAATGATGAACCTGTGACGCAATCAGAACTATTAGCTTGGGCTGCAAAAAATCCAGAGCCAATTGATCCACCTAAAAAGTCAAACCCAGCTTTAATGAATGAAGTTATTGAAAGTTTGACAGTAAAAGAAACACCTGATACTACTGATGTAGGTGTTGAAACAATTACAGATAAAGGATAAAATATCTCATGGCTACGATAGATAAATCTTTACCCAATCAAAAAACAACTGTAGAAATTCCAGGAGAAGCGGAGATCGAAGAAGCAGTAAAAGAGAAAGTTGAAGAAGTACAAACTAAAGGCGGACCTGTCGAAATAGAAATGACAGAAGAAGGTGGAGCTGAAGTTTCTTTTGACCCTAGTGTTGCTTCACCAGAAGGAACTCAAGATCATTTTGAAAACCTAGCAGAATTTTTAGGTGATGGTGTTTTAGATTCATTAGGATCAAAACTTTACGATCAATACACAGATTACAAAGAATCAAGAGGAGACTGGGAACAGTCTTACAGAGAAGGTTTAGAATTATTAGGTTTCAAATACGAAAGAAGAACAGAACCATTTAGAGGCGCATCAGGTGTTAACCACCCTGTTCTTGCTGAAGCGGTTACACAATTTCAAGCACAAGCTTACAAAGAATTATTACCTGCTGATGGTCCTGTGCGTGCACAAATTTTAGGAGATGTTACAACTCAAAAACAAGATCAATCCAATAGAGTTAAAGATTTTATGAATTATCAAATTATGGATCAGATGAAAGAATATGAACCAGAGTTTGATCAAATGTTATTTTACCTTCCCCTGTCCGGCTCTACTTTCAAGAAAGTTTATTATGACGATCTCTTGGGTAGAGCCGTTTCTAAATTTGTCCCTGCGGATGATTTAATTGTTCCATACTCTGCAAACTCTCTAGAAGATGCAGAAGCTATTGTTCATGTTGTAAAAATTTCTGAAAACGATTTACGTAAACAACAAGTTGCAGGTTTTTATAGAGATATAAATTTAGGCACACCACCTGTTACTGAAAATCAATTAGAAGATAAAAAATTACAATTAGAAGGTATTTCTAAAGATGGACAAGAGGATCAATATACTTTGTTAGAAATACACACTAATTTAGATTTAGATAATTATGAAGATCTAGATGAGAGTGGTGAACCAACAGGAATTAAACTTCCATACATTGTAACGATTGCACAATCAAATAATAAAATTTTATCTATTAGAAGAAACTATCAACCAACAGATCCATTAAAGAAAAAAATTCAATACTTTGTACAATTTAAATTTTTACCTGGTACAGGTTTTTATGGCTTTGGTTTAATTCACATGATTGGTGGTTTAACAAGAACTGCAACTGCAGCATTAAGACAATTATTAGATGCAGGTACTTTAGCAAACTTACCGGCTGGATTTAAATCTAGAGGTATAAGAGTTAGAGATGATGCACAACCATTACAACCTGGAGAGTTTAGAGATGTAGATGCTCCTGGTGGTAATATTAAAGATCAGTTTATGCCTTTACCGTTTAAAGGACCAGATCAAACTTTATTAGCTTTGATGGGTGTTGTGGTACAAGCAGGCCAACGATTCGCGTCTATCGCTGATATGCAAGTGGGCGATATGAACCAATCAGCAGCCGTAGGTACTACAGTGGCGTTATTGGAACGTGGATCGCGGGTAATGTCAGCTATACATAAAAGATTATACGTAGGTCTTAAACAAGAATTTAAATTATTAGCAAGCGTTTTTAAAACTTATCTACCACCAATATATCCTTACGATGTACCTGGTGCTAGACGAGAAGTTAAAGTTCAAGATTTTGATGACAGAATAGATATTTTACCTGTGGCTGATCCAAATATATTTTCACAGACACAAAGAATATCTATGGCTCAAACACAGTTACAACTAGCGCAATCAAATCCTCGTATACATAATTTATATCAAGCATATAGATCAATGTATGATGCGCTGGGAGTAAAAAATGTAAATGCAATTTTACCACCACCTGCAGCACCTCAACCATTAGACCCAAGTTTAGAACATATACTTGCAATGAGTGGAAAACCTTTTCAAGCTTTCCCAGGACAAGATCATAAAGCACACATTGATGCTCATTTAAATTTTATGAGATTAAATCAAGTGCAAAATAATCCAATGGCAATGAATGGATTACAAAAAAATATTTTAGAACACATTTCTTTAATGGCGCAAGAGCAAGTTCAACTAGAATTTGTACAAGAAGTACAAGAACTACAACAATTGACACAACAAATAGGTCCAATGATGCAAAATCCACAAGCTATGATGCAAAATCCTATGATGATGCAAGCACAACAACGTATTCAACAAATTACAAGTCTAATAGAATCTAGAAAAGCTAAATTAATTGCAGAATTAACAGAAGATTATGCAAAAGAAGAAGAAAAGATTATGGGTGAATATGGTGGAGACCCATTATTAAGACTTAAAGGTAGAGAACTAGACCTTCGAGCACAAGAAAACCAAAGAAAAGAAGAAGAAGGCCAAGAAAGATTGGATCTTGATAAGATGAAAGCAATGATGAACAAAGAAATTCAAGAAGATAAGCTAGAACAGAACGAACAACTAGCTGGTTTACGTGCTGGAGTCTCATTAGCAAAGCAACAAATGTCTGATGCAAGCAAAATTCATGATTTTGGTAGAAACTTTGGAAAAAAATAGTTATAATCAAACAATAAGGAGACAAATATGACTAAAGATTATTTAAGAGGTCAAGGTTACGTCAAAGCACCTAAAATTGAAAAAGAATTAGGTGTTGGTAAAGACGGAATGCAACAAGGTGGTATACCTGTTGAGATGACTGACCCTGATAAATCTCAAGTGGTTGATGTCAAAGGTACAAGACGTATGAGACCTGACAAAAAACCAGTTAAAGCTACTTGGTACTAATATGGCCTGGTTCAGTTTAGCAAAGATTGCTATGCAAGCTGGCGCAAAGATATATTCTAACCGTCAGAAAACAAAAATGGCAATGTCTGATGCACAATTGATGCATGCAGAGAAAATGGCTCGAGGTGAGGAATCTTACCAGGGCAAACTTTTAGAGGCGAGACAAAACGACTATAAAGATGAATTTGTTCTCGTTATAATTTCGGCGCCCATCCTAGTGTTGATGTGGGCGGTGATGTCGGACGATCCGGCGGCGATGGAAAAGGTAAAACTTTTCTTCGAATATTTTTCAACACTACCGTCATGGTTTACAAACCTGTGGATCCTTGTCGTGGCGAGTATTTTTGGAATAAAGGGAACACAGATATTTAGGAATGGAGGAAAAAAATAATGGCAAACCCTAGATTTAATAAACAAGTTGCAAATTCCAGAAAAGCTTTAAGAGGCGGTGGAATGGGCGGCAGATCTGGCGAGATGATGTATTCACGTGGATATGGTGAAGGCATGAGATCTAAAAGAAGACCTACTGAACTTATGGACAGAGGCGCTATGAAAAAAGGCGGCAAAGTTGGTAAGAAGAAACAAGGTTACAAAGCTAGAAAAGATGAGTCTATTGCTATGAGAATTAAGAAGAAAAGAACGAAGAAGCAATTAAAAGCTTCTAGAGATGAGTCTTACGGAAAATTCGGTAGCAAGATGAAGAAAAAAGGTAAAATCAATAGATAATTATGTCTAAAAATTTTATCCAGAAGGCAATTAAAAAGCCAGGAGCTTTACGTAAATCTTTAGGAATAAAGAAAGGCGAAAAAATTCCTGATGCTAAATTAAGAGCCGCTGCAAAAAAGAAAGGCAAGCTTGGTCAACGTGCTAGACTTGCTTTAACTTTAAAAAAATTAAGGAAAAAAACATGACAAAACCAATACCAAAAGGTAAAAAAGGAAAAGGTATAAGAAAACTAAAAAAAGTAGCACCACAAGTTGCAAAACGAATGGGCTATAAAAAAGGAAAAAGAGTAAGGTAATGGCAAAACTATGTCCGAGAGGAAAGGCTGCTGCGAAGAGAAAATTCAAAGTATATCCCTCTGCATACGCTAATATGTATGCGAGTGCTGTATGCTCGGGCAAAGTAACACCAGGTGGAAAGAAAAGAACTAAAAAATCAAAAGGTGGATTTGTTGCTAGAGGTTGCGGTAAGATTATGAGCGACCGAGCTAAAGTAACAAAAATGGTGTAATGGCTAAAAAAGGTCTACGAGCATGGGTAAAGGAAAATTGGGTAGATATTGCGAACAAGCGAAAAGATGGCTCATACCCGAAGTGTGGTCGAAGTGGTGGAGAAAAAAGAAAAAAATATCCAAAATGCGTGCCTATTGCAAAAGCAAGAGCGATGAGCAAAGGACAGCGTGCGGGTGCCGTAAAAAGAAAACAAGCAGTAGCTAATACTGGACCTAAACCATCTAGAGCAGCTACGTTTGCAAAGAAAAGAAAAAGTATGGGTATGGGAGGACTAGTATGAGAAGACAGGATAGAATGCCTGCAAGAAATAAAAAAAACTTTAGACCTACAAAGTCTGGAGCAGGAATGACTCGAGCCGGTGTCAAAGCCTACAGAAGAGCAAATCCCGGTTCTAAACTAAAAACAGCCGTGACTGGTAAAGTAAAAAAAGGGTCCAAAGCTGCAAACCGACGTAAGTCGTACTGTGCAAGAAGCGCAGGTCAAATGAAGAAATTTCCAAATGCAGCGAAAGATCCTAATTCTAGACTACGTCAGGCTAGAAAAAGGTGGAAATGTTAATAGAAGCACTTAAAAAAAGATACGAAGCACAAATAGCCGAGTCCGAAGCAACACTAGATATTTATTTAGATCATTCAGTAGGTATTGGGGAACATCCTCAACATCTTGATGAGATGGATAAACTATTTGAAAAAATAGCAACAGCAAAAGAAAAACTAGATATATTAGAAGAGTGGAGAGAAGAATAATGGAAGATTTAGTAATAATAGATAAGATTAAGAAAGCCATTAAAAACGCTGAAACTCAAATAGAAGAAACAATGATGGGTGGAGGTGTTGACAATATGGAAAAATACAAGTATTTATTGGGACAGGCACATGCCTATAAAATAATACTACAGGAAATCTCTAACCTGCTAAACTATAAGGAGCAAAAAAATGAGCAAGGAAACGTTATCGACATCGGAGGAGACCAAAAAGGAAACTCCTAAACATGTCAATGCATTAGAAGAAAAATATAAAGAAGAAGCAAAAGAAGAACCCCACGCAAAAAGATTAGATCCAGACAGCATTAAAGAAATGATAAGTCAACTGCCTGAACCATCTGGGTACAGATTATTATTATTACCATTTACACCTAGAGAAAAAACTAAAGGTGGAATTTTATTTTCACAAGAACAATTAGACAAAGCAAGAATTGCAACAACATGTGGTTATGTTTTGAAAATGGGAGACCTTGCCTATAAAGATAATGAAAAATTTATAGAGCCTTGGTGTAAAGTAGGAGATTGGGTTATCTTTGCCAGATACGCTGGTTCAAGATTACCAATAGAAGGCGGAGAAGTGCGACTAATAAACGATGATGAAGTTTTGGGTACAATAAAAGATCCAGAATCTATTCTTCATTACATTTAACATAGGAAAGGAACTATGCCAGAAGAAAACAAAAAAGATGATCTAATTGATGTAGGTGATGGTGATGAATCAACAACTGAAATTAATTTAGATGAACAGCAACCAAAAAAAGAGGAAGCTGCAAAAGAAGAAAAAATCGAAGTGGAACAGGTGGAGTCTGCTCCGGAAAAGGTGGAGACACAAAAGGAAGAAAAAAAAGAAGAGAAAAAAGACGAGTTAAAAGAATATAGTGAAGGCGTTCAAAAACGTATTGCTAAATTAACTCGAAAAATGCGTGAAGCTGAAAGACAAAGAGAAGAAGCTATCGCATTTGCAGAATCAGCAAAAAAAGATAAAGAAGTAATGGAAGGTAGATTATCTAAATTAGATAAAAACTATGTTTCAGAATTTGAAAGTAGAGTTAAAACAAATTTAGCAGCAGCTAAACTTGCTCTTAAAAACGCTATTGAATCTCAAAACGTTGAGGCACAAGTAGCAGCACAAGAACAAATAGCTAATCTAACTGTAGATGCAGCTAGACTTAATTCTATGAAAATTGCTGAAAAAGAACCAAAGAAAGAAGTTAATATCAACACACAAAGAGTTGAGAGACCAGTTGCAACAGATCCTAAAGCGGAAGAGTGGGCGACTAATAACTCCTGGTTTGGTAATGATTCTGCAATGACTTATACAGCTTTTGATATACATAAGAAGCTTGTAGAAGAAGAAGGATATGACCCTAAAACTGAAGAATATTATAAGGAAGTTGATAAAAGAATAAGACTTGAATTTCCGCATAAGTTTGATAAGATAGAGTCAAAATCTACAGAAAGAGCAAAACCTGCTCAAAATGTAGCTTCGGCTAACCGTTCAGCCTCAACAGGACGCAAAAAAACTGTCAAGCTCACACCTTCACAGGTAGCAATTGCTAAAAGATTAGGTGTGCCACTCGAAGATTATGCGAAACAATTAAAAATCACGGAAGGAGTATAAGCATATGGAAAAAGATAAAATGAAAACTTCACGTGCGAGTCAGACTAGAACTAAAGCGGAAGCTAAAAAAGTTTGGACTCCACCCAACTCACTCGATGCACCGCCTGCGCCAAAAGGCTTTCGACATCAGTGGATTAGAGCTGAAACTATGGGGTATCAAGATACCAAAAATGTTGCAGCGTCTTTAAGAGAAGGATACGAATTAGTTCGAGCTGATGAATATCCCGATCAAGATTATCCACAAATGTCTGAAGGTAAATACGCAGGGATCATAGGAGTAGGAGGCCTTTTGCTGGCAAGGATACCAGAAGAGATCGCGCTTCAAATTGATGAGTACTATAAACAAAGAACTCGAGATAAAGAAGAAGCAATTAATAACGATCTTATGAAGGAACGGCAAGCTGGGATGAAATTCAATAGTGAATCCTCATCTAGTGTAACTTTTGGTGGTACAAAGAAAAGCTAATTATTTAGTAATTCCTATCCATTAAATTAACTTAACAATAAAAGGAAAAACTATGGCTAATGCTAGTACAACTGGATTTGGTTTAAGAATGGTAATGAATGTTGGTAATACTCCAGCTACTTCAGGACAATCTGAATACAAAATCCAAACAGCACCAGGTGTAGCGTCAAACAAAGGTGATCCAATGTCTGTTCAAAGTTCGAACGGAGATCAGGGTTACATTCAAGATGCTGCGTTTACAGTGCTGGATGATGGTGGAACAGGCGGAAACGCTTGGGCCAACAATGGTGGTGGCGGTGGCGGACAACCTAACGGTTTGTGCATAGGTGTATTCAACGGAGCATTCTTTATTGACTCTACTGGAAAACCTACGTTTTCAAACAATGTAGTTGCATCGCAAGCTACTTCCAAAAACTATAACACAGGTTCAAATGACATTATCGCGTTTGTTAACGACAATCCTGATCAGGAATATGTTGTTAAAGCAGACACTGCAATTGTGCAGGCTGACTTCGGCGCAGTTAATGCAATGAACATGAACAATTACACAGCTACCGATAACAAAGATGGTCAATCGATCTCTACGTTAAGGAAAACTGGTGCAGATGCGAACTCACAATTTAGATTAGTAAGAAGCGCGGAAGATCCTGAAAATAAAGATCTTTCTTCGGTTGGTGCTAACATAATTGTTACATTCTTACCTGCAAGTAACTTGTATAACGCTTAATAACAAATAGGAGTATATAACTATGGCAATATCACGAGCACAACTAGTCAAAGAACTAGAGCCAGGTCTAAATGCACTATTTGGACTTGAGTATAAACAATATGCTAACGAGCATGCTGAAATATTCGACACGGAAACATCTGACAGAGCTTTTGAAGAAGAAGT